TACACGAAAACTCACTTACAGCCGAGTTAAAATATCTAGACGATAATGGCTTTGACATAACAAAAGTCAAGATATCACCAAGAGCACACATAGTTAACAGGCTACACATAAATGAGGATGTAGAGCAACTTGCTGAAAAGCTTGGAACTACGTCTAAGGGCATAGCACCGTGTTACGCTGATAAGATGGCACGTAAAGGAACATTGGCTAAAGATGTTCTGCCTCTGTGGCTGATGTGGGATGAAAAGCTTTATGGCAAAGTGCTTTGCGAAGGAGCACAAGGTTTTTACTTAGATGTCGACTATGGCAACTATCCATATGTTACGTCGTCAAACACTCTACCGTACGCAGCTTGTTCGCTTGGTTTTCCACCACAAAAAATAAGGCGCATATATGGCACTTGTAAGGCTTATGATACAAGGTCGGGTATTGACCCTCTGTTTCCTGAAGAACTGCTTAATGACCCCGAACTGGCTAAAATAGGCGATACTGGAGCAGAGTATGGTGTCACAACCGGCAGGAGAAGAAAATGTAACTGGCTGAACTTAGATATGCTAATGAATGCTGCAAAGATCAGCGGAGCAACTAGCATTATAATGAACAAGGTTGATATTCTGGAGCAAACCGGTTTCTATAGATTATATCACAATGACGTTCTTAAAAGTTTTGATACATTTGGTGACTTCAAGAGATATATAATCACACAATTTATGGTACAGGGAATACCAATAAATGATTTTGTATTCTCTAAACACCCAGAAATAATTTGACAAAATACGGTAACGTGTTATAATATAAACATCGGAGGATAATATGACCAATTACAATTTGGGTTATGCTTGTATTAACCTTGGTTTTTCGGAGAAACCAAAAAACAAGCGAATTACGACAAACAGAAGTATGATCAAGAGAACTTTCAAGGAGAAAGGGATTGCTTACGCTTCTGAACTTGCCTTACAGAATTGCAAGGACTTACTCAAGATACTTCAATGGAATCACGAGAATGACATTCGTTTCTTTCGTTTGTCATCAAACTTATTTCCTTGGGCATCTGAGTATGAATTATCAGACTTACCTGACTACGAAGCTATCTCAGAGGCTCTGTATGAAGCCGGTCTGTTCGCAGCAGAACACAACATTCGTATCACCAGTCACCCCGGACCTTTTAACAAATTAACCAGTCCAAAAGAATCTGTGATACTAAATACTATCCGTGATCTTGAGATTCATGGTGAGGTCTTTGACCTTATGTTTCTTCCAAGAACACCATACGCTAAAATTAACATTCACGTAGGAGCAGCATATGATGACAAATCTATGGCCCTTGATAACTTTTGCAAGAATTTTCAAAGGTTATCGGAAGCCGTCAAAACAAGACTAACTGTCGAGAACGATGACAAACCATCGCTATACACAACGAAGGAACTATATGATAATATCTATAAAAACATTGGCATTCCTGTGGTATTTGACTATCATCACCACGATCTTCATGATGGAGGTCAAACCGAAAAAGAAGCTTTGGACTTGGCTCTTTCTACTTGGCCTGTGGGTATTCGTCCTGTTGTCCACTACTCAGAATCTAGAGCAGATGAACATGACGATCCCAAGATCAAACCACAAGCCCACTCAGACTCCTACGTCAGACCAATAAATACTTACGGTCGTGAGATGGATATCATGCTTGAAGCAAAGCATAAGGAACTTGCTCTCTTCAAGATGCGTGAACTTATGGAGGCGGTATGAAAAAGGTAGTAATTATCGACGGTCTTAACATGTTTTTGAGATCGTACATCATAAACCCAACAATGGACCCAAAGGGTAATATCATAGGAGGAGCGATAGGGTTCATCAAGTCGCTTCAAAAAACTTGTAATGACTTTAACCCAGACGAAGTGATTATCGCTTGGGATGGTAAAGGTGGCTCGCAAAAACGCAAGCAAATGAACAAGGGATATAAAGAGGGTCGAGCACCTGTACGGTTTAACCGAAGAATGTTCGAACTTTCCGAGACAGAACAAGAACACAATAAAGCCTATCAATATGTTAGACTAATGGAGTATTTAAATGAACTACCAATTATCCAAATCATTCTTGACTATGTGGAAGCCGATGATATTATCGCTTATCTTAATGGACACGATAAGTATCGAGACTATCACAAGTATATTATCTCAAGTGATAGAGATTTCTTCCAACTCGTCGGAGAGCGAACAAGCCTTTATCGACCAATTCAGAAAAAGCTTGTTACCCAAGATCATCTTCTGGATGAATATGGTATTCATCCCAATAATTTTGCCCTTGCTCGCGCTGTGGCAGGAGACAAGTCAGACAATCTGGAAGGCGTGCCCCGCGTTGGTCTTGGAACAGTTAAAAGTCGTTTTCCTTTTATGGCTGACCCACAAGTTCAAACCGTTGAGTCGCTTACAGAATATTGCAAACAAGTGGACAAACCGGTTAGCGTTCACACAAAAATTATCGAGTTTGCTGACTTGATAGAAAACAACTATGATATTATGCAGTTATATGATCCAGTAATCAGTGGTTACTCAAAAAAACAAATAGATTATGCTGTGTTAAATTTCGAACCAGAATACAACAAGATCGGGTTTCAGAAGCTGTTGATGGAAGATGGACAGATAACAATGAAGCTTGACAATTTATACAGAGTTCTGAAGCAGATAAATTCTTGACAGAACGAAAAAACATGTTATACTTATTAAAACATCGGAGGTAAAAATGGATAAGAGAGAAACATTTGGAAATATCGGTGGTAGACACTTTCAGGAGAGTCTGTGCCAAATAATGTTAGAGGATCGCCCTTTCTGCGATCAACTTATGGAGGTTCTGGAGATCGACTTCTTTGAAAGTGTTGATATCCGTGCCTTTGTGCAGATTTTGACAGAGTACAAGCACAAGTATTCACCAACACCACACCCAAGCTATGAAATGATGGCGTCGCTTATAAAGAGCAATCTAAAAAGCTTTGATAAAAGCACAGGAGACAAGCTAAAAAAACTTTTCATTTCATTCAAAGATAGACACATTGAAAACAAGGAGCACGTTGTTAGCACATCTATAGACTTCTGTCGAAAACAAGCCCTGAAGAAGGCTATGATGAAGTCTGTAAAACTAATACAAAACTCGTCATTTGATGAGATAGAAAAAGAAATCAAGACTGCTCTGACTTTGGGCACTGATAATAACTTCGGTCATGATTATCTGATAGACGCAGAAGACCGCTTTGTCAAGAAGACTCGCAACCCTATCACAACTGGATGGACTGAGATTGACGAGATAACTAGAGGTGGTATAGGAGTTAGAGAGTTAGGCGTCGTTATTGCTCCGACCGGAGCAGGAAAGTCAATGGTTCTAGTCCATCAGGGCGCAACAGCCTTAGAACTTGGAAAGACCGTTGTACACTACACTCTAGAACTTGCTGACACAGTTGTTGGGGGAAGATATGATTCAAAAATAAGTGGAGTTGGTCTTGTGGATTTGATACATTCTAAAGAAATTGTTATGGAAAAAATCAAAGACGTTCCAGGTAAACTAATTATCAAAGAATATCCAACCAAGTCAGCATCGACAAAAACGTTGGAGAATCACATAGAGAAGTTAATGAAGCGGGGTATCAAGCCTGATATGGTCATTGTTGATTATGCAGACTTGTTAAGGCCCCGATCTACGTCAACAGAAAAGAGGCACGAATTGGAAAACATATACGAAGAACTTAGAGCCATTGCGCAAAAATATGAATGTGTTGTCATTACTGCCTCACAAACCAACAGAAGTGGTCTAAACGCAGAGGTTATCACCATGGAGGCAATATCAGAGGCGTTTAACAAATGCTTTGTTGCTGACTTCATCTACTCTTTGTCTAGAACACCTCAAGACAAACAGTCTAACAAAGGAAGAATCTTCATTGCCAAGAACAGAAATGGCCCTGATGGGCTTGTTTATAACGCATTTGTTGATTGGTCAAATGTTAATATAAAAATACTTCAAGAGGCCCAAGATGGTGATGGGCCTGAAATGGGGGCCCAAGATGCCCTATCATATCTAAAAAACAAATATTCAAATCTATCAGGATCAAAATAAGGAGAAAAACATGGGAATAGCGAATAATATATTATCAGAGATAACAGTACATATGAAGTACGCAAGGTATCTGCCTAATGAGCAGAGAAGAGAGAACTGGAACGAATTAGTTACCAGAAACAAGGAAATGCACATCAAAAATTTTCCTAGTATGAAAGAGGACATTGACTGGGCATATGAATATGTGTATGACAAAGAGGTGTTGCCATCAATGCGCTCGATGCAGTTTGGAGGAAAACCTATTGAAGTCTCTCCCAATCGTATTTTTAATTGTGCATACGCTCCTGTTGATGATATTCGAGTATTCGGTGAAATTATGTTTCTTCTTCTTGGAGGAACCGGTGTAGGATATTCAGTCCAAACGAACCATATTGAAAAGCTTCCTGCTATCAACAAGCCCAATCCCAAAAGAGCCCGTCGCTACTTAATTGGAGATTCTATTGAAGGTTGGGCCGACGCTGTTTCGATACTTATCAAATCTTATTTTAAAGGCACTAGTAAAGTGCGTTTTGACTTCTCTGATATCCGTCCAAAAGGAGCAAGACTAGTTACATCCGGTGGAAAAGCCCCAGGCCCACAGCCATTGAGGGAATGTCTTGTTAAAGTTGAGGGAATATTGGACTCAAAAGATGAGGGAGATCAACTTTCGTCTATCGAGGTACACGATATTGTCTGCCATATCGCAGATGCTGTACTTGCTGGTGGTATTCGTCGTGCTGCTCTTATTTCGCTATTTTCAGCAGACGATCAAGCGATGCTATCTGCGAAAGCGGGTAATTGGTGGGAGACAAACCCCCAAAGAGGCCGAGCGAATAACTCAGTAGTCATTATGCGACATCGTATAGATAAAGACAGATTTATGGACCTTTGGGAACGCGTAAAGGCTTCCGGTGCTGGAGAACCCGGTTTTTATTTTACAAACGATAAAGATTATGGTTGTAACCCCTGTTGTGAAATATCGTTAAGACCCTTTCAGTTTTGCAATCTTACTGAGATAAATGTAAGCAATGTAGAGACACAAGTAGACTTAAACAACAGAGCAAGAGCGGCTTCTATCATTGGGACCCTCCAAGCAAGTTACACAGATTTCCATTATCTTAGACCAGTATGGAGAAGAAACACTGAAAAAGACTATCTTATCGGAGTTTCAATGACAGGAATTGCTTCCGGAAACGTCCTTAAACTAGATATGCCAAAGGCTGCGGAGATTGTAAAAGAAATCAACGCAGAAATTGCGGAGAAAATAGGAATCAAACCAGCAGCACGTTGCACTACTGTGAAACCAGCAGGAACAACTTCATTAACGCTTGGCACATCTAGTGGTATTCATGCTTGGCACAATGACTACTATATCAGACGTTTGCGTGTAGGTAAGAACGAGGCTATTTATCAGTATCTTGCTATAAACCACCCAGAACTGGTTGAAGATGAGTATTTTAGACCACACGACACAGCAGTCATCTCTGTGCCCCAGAAAGCCCCAGAAGGCTCTATAACACGCCATGAAACAGCGCTAGAATTACTAGATAGGGTAAAAGGCGTTCACCTGAAATGGGTTAAAAAGGGACACCGTTCTGGGCAAAATACGAACAATGTATCTGCAACAATTACTATCAAGCCCGATGAATGGGATGAGGTTGGAGAGTGGATGTGGGAAAACAAAAACAATTACAATGGCCTATCTGTGTTGCCCTTTTCCGATCACACTTACATGCAGGCTCCTTTCGAAGACTGTGATGAAGAAACATATAAAAAACTACTTACTACATTGGTTGATATAAACTTAGACAACATTGTCGAGGTCGAAGACAACACAGATTTGAAAGGCGAAGCCGCTTGTGCCGGTGGAGCCTGCGAGATAACATAGGAGTTTATCATGAAAGAAAAAATACAACACTTAGTCGAAGAACTACAGAGCATTATCCCAGATGTTGAGAAAGTAGAAGAACATGCATATGGCTACAAGTCAGCAGCAGTCAGGGCTAGAAAGAAGCTTTTAGAATTGAGAAATGCGATGCAGGATCTTAGGAAAGAAGTTCAAGAGAAAAAAGTTTTAGATTAGACTTGACAACTCTAATAAAAGATGTTATAATATTAATATACTGTCTCGTTTTAGGTATGAGATAGAGCCTGTGGTAACTTTATTTACACGACAGGCATTTTATCATTGGAGGCAACATGAATATTTTTACACCATTTAATAGACACATCCTTATTGAACTAATTGAAGAAGAGGAAGAAAACAGCAGTAAGCCTTTTCTATTACCTGAAGATTACAAAAAACAAAAGTCACCGTATGCACTTTGCAAAGTTTTAAATTTTTCTAGTGAATGTAAATTAGACATCACAACACAATGCACCATAGTTGTACAAAGAAGTATGATAGAAACCATAGAGATTCTAGACCAAACTTACTATTTAGTGTTAGAAAACTACGTCTATGGGAGCATACAAAATGAAATTGACTAAAGAAAATCTAAAATCACTTATACTTGAAGTACTCAGCGAGGACAACCTCGTTAGTCCTTTAGAGGAAGAGAATATTGGAAGACCACGTGCGTTTAACATCCTGATGCAACAATATGAACAAGGAGGTTCCGACACTGTTGGCTTCGTTTCAGCAGCAAACCCACCTAACAAACCAGATGATTGGCATAACCCAACAAAGATGGCAGAACTAGAAAGTATGCTTCGAGAAGGTGGCCATCAATA